TTGTTTCTCTTTGATATCCGTCTTTATCTATATTATTACCAAACATTTCACTACTTGATGCTTGATACATTTTAACATCAGGTTTAGTTAATCTAATTGCCTCTAATAAATTTAATGTTCCTATACCAGTAGCTTGTGCTGTGTATATAGGTTGGTCAAATGAAATTCTAACGTGGCTTTGCGCAGCTAAATTATAAATTTCATCGGGTTGACATTGTTGTATTACTGAAATTAGTGAAGCTAAATCAGTTAAATCAGCATATTGTAATTTACCTAATAATTGAGGATAAATTTCATCTAATCTAGATGTTTGATTTTCAGCTACAGAGTTACGTTTAATTGTACCCCATACTTCATATCCTTTTTCTAGTAAAAACTCTGCTAAATATGATCCATCTTGACCATTTATACCTGTTATAAGTGCAACTTTATTTCCTTGCTTCGTCATAATTTTCTATAAACCAATTAACTGTTTCTTTTATTCCTTGTTCAAATGGGGTATATTCAAAATCAGGTAATAATTCTTTGATTTTAGAATTATCAGATGGTTTTCTTAATTGTCCATCTGGTTTTGTTTTGTCAAATATAACTTTACCTTTAAACTTAAACTCATCAACTAATAATCCAACTAAATCCTTAATTGATATTTCTTCATCACCACTTATAATTAAAGGATCTGTACCCTCATAGTTAAATAAAGCCCATTCTGCTATTTTAGCTATATCTTTAGAATATATGAACTCTCTTAGTGGTTTCCCACTACCCCATACAGTAAAGTCAGTTTTATTTTGTTTAGCTAAATATAGTTTATGAATTAACATAGGCATTACATGTCCATGTTCTAATGAAAAATTATCATTAGGGCCGTAAATGTTAGATGGTATTATTGATGTGTAATTTATACCATATTGTTCTCTATAAGCTCTAATTTGAACATCAGCCATTCTTTTAGCATAGGCATATGGATAATTTGATTCATGTGGTTCACCTAGTTGTATTTGATCAACTGTAAGTGGATATTTTACTTTATCTGGGAATACACAAGTAGATAAAAATGCTACTAAGTTTTTAACACCTGCTTTTCTAGATGCTTCAATTACATTAGTATTAATCATTAAATTATCATAGAAATATTCACCTTTATAATTTGAATTTCCACCTATACCTCCAACTTTACCAGCACAATGTATTACACCCTCTGGTTTAATTAGTTGAAATAATTTTTCTGTTTGTTTAGGATTTGTTAAATCACAAGTTTCTCTTGATAATTTAATTTGGGATTCCATAGCAGAACCTACCATACCATAACCCCCTGTAACTAATACCTTTGTCATATTGTTGAATAAAATTCGTTTTGTGCTCTTTGTCTATCTATATCTTTTATGTGATATAAAGCATACGAATCATCTTCAGATGGTAGTTCAGCATATGTTCTCCATCCTATTACTTTTTCATGTACTTTATTTACCCACTTAATTTCTGGTTTATTCCTGAAAATTCTATGTTGATTATCTGGCCAGTTAACCCAACCTTGATTGTTTAATTGCCAATGCCATTGGGTAACATCTTCCTGTGTTAAACCGTTTACTATATTAACTCTTGGCACAGCTATTAAATCAATTTCTTCATTTGTCTCTAATACTTCATGTAATATTCTACAAAAAGTTTCACTTAAAGTTTCATCTGCATCTATTTGAAATACCCAATCTTTGGTACAATAACTTTTAGCATTATTTTTAAATGATGCAAAATCTTTATTTAGATCAAAATGACATTTTTTAATTTCAATTATATCTTTATTTTGTTCTATAAAATTATCTACTAATTGAATAACTTCAATTGTTGATTTATTATCAAGTTGAATTACTAATTCATCTGTTGATTTTAAGACTTGTAAAAGTTGTGCTAGTAACTTTTTTAAATCTTCGTATTCATTATATGCTGTAACTAAAAAACTTATTCCCATAATTTATCCTTTAAAAAAACCAATATATTCTAATGCATCCATAAAATCTCCTTTTGAAAATTCTTGCATAGTTTTCATATCTGTTTTATATTTGTATGATTTATCTGTTCCTGGTATTTTAAATTTATCTTGTTCTTCTTTACTAACTTCTTTTACTTTAACACCCGCCCACTGCCAATCTAACAAAGTAGTACCTTTAGCAAATACAGTACCTTTATCTTCTATGTTAATTGTAATAGGATACCAAACACGATTTGAACCGTCATTTACTTTAATATCTTTATAAAGTTCTGGAAGTGTTTCTTCATAGGTTTCAAAATCAAATTCACCCATAACCATTAAGTCATTAGTTTGAAAACCACAACCAAAACAAAAGTAATTATTTTTTTCAGTATTCATAGGTGTAACATAACAAGCGTCACCACCACATTTAGAGCATAATTCTAAGTTATCTTTAGTCATCTTTTTTAGGTAATGAAATTTTCTTTATATTAGGAAGTTTAATCTCTACTTTTTTAGGAGCATTTTTATCCATAATAGCTTCTAATTTTTCTTGCATTTTTTCAAATGAAAAATTTTCTTTACAATAATGGGCTAAACGTTTACCTTTAGTTTCATACCCTTTATAGCTATTAACATAATCTTTCATTAATAAAGATGCAAAACTTGCATCTGGTGCGAACCATTTGGATTCTTTTAATATTAACCTGTCTTGAACTACTGATTCATGAACTTGTTTTACTTCACCAGGAACTAAACTTGCAAATTCTTTATTTAAGAAATCTAAATGTCCACTCCAGTTTGATGCTATTACTGGTTTTTTACTTCTAGTAAATTCAAGTAATGGTCTACCAAATCCTTCACCTTTTGTTAAATTAATCATTGCTTTAACTTTAGGATGGTTATATAAATGATTTACATCTGAATCTTCTATATCTCCGTGAATAAGGTATATATTAGGTAATCTACCTTCTACACTTTTTCTAATAGCATCAATTTTCTTTAAGACTTCGTTTCTATCCATAATGGAAGCAGGACCTGCCATTGTTTTCATAATTAATGCAGGTGGGTTTTTTCTATTTTTAAATGTTTCAAGAAAAGTTTTAACTAATAAACCTGTGTTTTTTCTATCCTCACCAATTGCACCTCTTAACCAATGTCCTACATATAAAAAATTAAAGTCTTCTTCAATTGTATCTAATGATTGAACTAATTCAGTTTTTGGTAAATCTTTTGATTTAATAGGAAAATATTTTTCTAAATCAACTCCTTCAAATAAAATATCTGTTGGTGTTTCTAATTTAATATGCCCTACTGCTTTACCAGCTTTATCTTTTTGTTCATATACTGAATTTTTTAAAGCGTATAAACTATGGTTTGAAGAACCTAATATTAAATCCATATTATTAGCTCCTTGAATAAATCTTACATCGCATAAATCAGTTTCAATACCAGCTGTAATACCAATATTAAATTTACCTAATTTTTGAAATTCATCTGGGACTGATATTTGGATCCAAACATCGGGTTGTCTTTGTAATTGGGGAAGAATAATAGCATCCTTCATTTTTTTCTCTTCAGGATTATCTTCACTTAAAAAACCATAAGGTGTATTACCCCATCTTTGTGATAAAATTTTTACATCATATTTGTCAGACCTCATTAAGGCTCTAACTACATCTCTGGCTCTTGATCCATAACCAGAATAAGTGTCAATTGGACAACTTACTACTACGAAAGGTTTACTCATAACTAATATACTAATTTATGTGTTAATGTTTTAATTGGTAATTTATCAATTTTACTAAAATAAAATTTTGGACGTGGTTTCCATGTCTTAAATAATTTATCAAAGTTTGTAATTATATTTTTATTCATATTTTTAGCTGAGGCCATAGATTCATCTGATGTAACCCATTCTCTTCCTGCTAATCCTCTTTCTTTAATTTCTTTTTTAGTCATTTTGTAAGATTCCATTAAAGTATCTGCTAATTCTCTAAAATCTAATCTATCATCAAAGATATAAGGAGTTTTAGGGGAACCAACTAATGCTGAATTAGAAGGGAATACTGGTAAAGCCCATTTACCACATTTTTTATATGTTCCAAAATGATTAGATGGGAAATTTTCATCAAATTTGATCCAATCACCATTTTCATCTTCAAATCTCATCTGATCCTGCATTCCACCAGTAACATTGGCTATTATCATAGTTCCAGCCATCATTGACTCTGTTAATGATAATCCCCAACCTTCATTTGAAGAAGGTAAAACTGTTACATCTGCTAAATTATAAAGATAATTCATACCTTCTGTAGCTAGTTTAGCTGTAGAAAATCTAACACTATCATCTTCACCCAATAATAAATCTCTAACGGCATATAAATCAGTACCATTACCATCTACTGGGGCTGTGTGTAGTACTAAACATACATCATTTTTTTCTTCTTCAGGTAAACTTTCTTTAAATAACTTATAGGCAGCTAATAAATCAGAAGGCATTTTTCTTCTAATATTTCTAGAATTAAAGAAAAATACATGTTTATATTCTTTATCTCCAAATAATTGTTTTTTAGCTTTTTGCAAATTATCCCATTGTTTGTGTTTTTTATCAATTGGATAAAATTGTTCTTCATTTATACCATGAGGTACATAAGATATAATTTTATTTTTTGCTTTGTCTCCTAAAACTAACCTATTAATATTTTCAGTTTGTTTTGAAATACCTAATAACATATCACATGAATCATAATAAGGTTCATTATATAATGGTGCTGGTAAATCATCCCAAATATTTAAATATACTAATGGACATTTAGCTCTAATTTCGTTTTCAATAGCAAATAACCACTCCCAATATCTAGGATCAGTAAAGATAAATACTGCATCTGGTTTTTCTAGATCTAAGAACTTTCTTAAAATTGTAGAATCACCATACCCATTTTGTGGATATAAAAATACTGAAGCATCTTCAACACCACATCTATTACCAGTATCTTGACTTAAGTCTAATTTTTTTCCTACTTCTGGGTGGTTAATTGCTGCTCCTACGTTAACCCAATTGTATTTATGGCAAGTTCCTATTACTATTTCTCTAGCCATTGTAGCAACACCTGAATGCATACGAATATCATCACAAAGGAACAGGATTTTTTTCCTTTGATCTTTTGGTATATAACCCTCTCTCATAAAATTTTAATTATCTAGTGTTAAGTTTGTTTTGCTGTGAACTTGTTTTCTAAATTCTTCGTCTGTAAGATACAAACAAATAGCTCGGTCTGCAAGTTTTTGGAATGAAAATTTTGTTTTAACACACTCTATTTTGAAATTCTCAAATAAGTGTCTATGAACTTTAACACTTGTTAGTTGTAACTCTTTTTTTATCATAATCTATTTTTTATATATATAAATATATGGATTCTTAAAAACTAAAAAATTTTTCATCGGGAGTTAGTGAAGCTCCGCATAAATCTTTGTTTTTTCCAAAGTCACACCAATCACAAGGTTTATCAATTTTCTTTTCAAATTCTTTATCTATAGGATTACCAGTATCAGTATAACATTCTTTTATAAAAGATATAAAGTCTTCTTTAGCATCTTTTAAACGTTTTCTATTATCAATTGGTTTGAAGTTTTGGACACGATATGCTTGATGGGGAGATTTTAAATTCTCGTCATCAAAATCTAATACTTTACGTTTAACAATATAAAATTCTACATTTATTTTACTTAATGGTACTTTAAATAATTCAGAATAATATTGTTTATATAAATAAAGTTGATTATGTTTTGTTTTATCTCCCTTTTCCCATTTACTCCATCCTTTAGTAGATGTTTTAATATCAAATATAGTATATTCATCTAGTTTTTTATTATAGATTACTAAATCTATATAACCCATATACTTAATATTTGGTCTTTCTTTAATTGGATTTGTTATTAAAGGTACTTCAATACCTTTTAATTCATGTTTACGAGGTGAAAAATAATTTCTTCTACCACGTTTATGTTTTTTAAACCAATCTAATATTCCTACACCATCTGAATAAAATTCATTTAATAATTCTGGTGTAGCGAAATGACCATGTTTTTTCTTATATTTAGTATATTCTTCAATCATTTTTTCTTTGAAGAATAAATTTAAATTAAAATCATCAGCTTTTTTAGCTGATGTATCAAACATGGTTTGAAGATAATGTTGTAATGCTTCGTGTATAGCGGTCCCAAACACAAAATACATGTTGGGTTTTGTATCTCTATGACCTTTTACATATTCTAAATACCATTTGTGTGGACAAGATTTGTAAGTAGAATATTGTGAAAATGATACAACTTTATCTGTAGCATAATTTACTTCCAAAATTTCATTATTTTTAAAATTTCTTCCTTAGAAATATCATTAAATTGAACTGGGGCAGGTTGAAGTTCTAGCCAACCTGTCATTATATATTTTGGATTAGAATAAGGAGTATTTCCTCTATGTGGGTGAGTATAATAAGCTGGAAATATACATATGGTTCCTTTTTCTGGGGGGATTTTTTTTAATTGGTATAAAAATTCAGTTTCTCCTCCTTCTTTAACATCATTTAAATATACTGTATATACTGCGGATCTATATATTGTACTTTTATTATTATTATTTTCTGTATGATAATTATGAAATCCCTCTGTTGGTAAAGTTTTTTGAATTTTATAATCAGTAATAAACAGACTTCTTATATCAGGAGCCCATGGGTATTTATACTTATATTGTTCATATACAGAAGTAAGATTATCTTTAAATTCATCAATTAAATCTTTTCCATACCATAAACCACATGCTTTGTCCCTTGAAAAAATTTCAGCTACTCTATTTATGTGGTCATTTTTAGATTTTTCAAAATAATCTATGACTTTATCACACCATTCATGAGAAACAGCATTTTTATAAATTCCTATAAATTGATCGTGTTTTATTTCCATTTATCCTTAGAAACCATTTGACATATAATACCATAATTAGTTATGTCTTGAAAAGTATCTATAAGAGTTTCATTTTGTGTTTTTCTATCTGTTAATATCATATTTTTCCATCTATTGATTTTATCAGATAGCCTATACCATAACCCAGTCATAGCAAATTCTTTTTCTTCTTCATTTACTAATTGTGTACCTGCCGATACATTACCCATTCCATAATCAAGATGTTTCTTTGCAAATAATTCGAACTGTTCATCCATTACTTCTACATAGGTTTCATAGATTAATGGATATTCTTTTTTTAATATTTCTTTAGCTGACATATTAATCATTTAATGGTGTTATAGTACTAAAATATTTTTCTAATGCTTCTAATTTATCATCAGCATCAACTAATGTTGTAAGTGCTTCATCAGCATTTTTGTAAAAATCTTCAGTAGAATGATCTCCAATACCAACAGCTTTATTACCTAATAACTCTAAAGATAATAATGCTTTTGCTTTATCTGCTTCTGCAGATGTTTTTAACATATTATATAATTCTTTTGTCATTTTAATAAATTTTTAATTTGTTTGTCATCTATACCTATATTTTGAAGAATATTTTGTGAATAATCTTTTCCTATTAGGTGATAACTATCTTTTATTTCTCTTTTACTAACTTTAAAATATTTAGATAAAATAATAATTAATTCAGAATTAAATTTACTTTTTTTAGGTTTAATGTATCTAAAAAATGTTTTTCTTTTTGGTACTATTTTACAATAAAAATTATAAAGTATTTCTTTATCAATAGAATATTTTTGAATTGTGTTAACAAAATCAATATAATTCTCTTTCATTGATATAAATCGATTGATCATATATGAATTAAAAGATTCACGATCTTCATTATTGAATGAAGACCATGGTCTTTTATTATAACTAATTTCATTAAGCCAATCGAATATTGTCATTAATCTTGCATTTTTCTATATTCTATACCAGTATACTCTTCTCTTAACTCTTGAGGTAAAGTATCCCCTAATATTTCATTAGTTTTAGGATCATAAAATACTGTTATTGGGACAATAGCATCTTCTGCTGTACCAGTTATAAACTTAGATACTTTTCTAAGTACCATTCCTGTATGCCATATTTTACCACCTGAAGGTGTTTCAAGAGGTGTTGTTTTAGATAAATCTAGATTCATCTGTGGTTGTTGTTGATTATCCATTTAAAAGGGTTTAATTAAGTTAGCGATACATCCCATGAAAGTAATTTCTTTATCAGGAGCCATAACAGACTGATATTGTGATTCGGCAATAATAATTGTACCTAACACTGGGTTGTGGAATGAATCTAGGTTTTCGAATAAGGCTCTATATAATTCATTGTAGTCTCTTATATTTGAATCGGCTACAATTTGTCTAATTTGGTTAAATGCCTTAGCATCTTTTGATTTGATTAGATCAATAATTTGATCTGTATATTGTTTTTGATTAACAATATCTTTATTTAATTGTAAAAATGTTCCGGCAACATCATAAACTATACACGATTGTAATAAATTTAAGGTTTTTCTAATATCAGGATATGTTTGGTTTACAATCTCTACTATATCATCAGTTGCACGATTACAACCTTCAGCATCTAAAATAGTAGCACAACGTTTAGCTACTTCTGATTTAGAAGGAGGTAATATTTCAAATACTGATGTTCTAGATTGTATAGGATCGATTATACGTTCAATATAATTACAAGTAAATACAAAACGTGTTGTTTTAGAATATGTTTCAATAACATTACGCAATGCTGCCTGTGCGTTAATCGTTAGAAAATCAGCTTCATCCATTATAACCACTTTTAATTCGCGGAATGTAGCGGCAGAAGCAAATGATTTAACTTTTTCTCTAATTGTATCTATACCATTTTCATCTGAACAATTAATATAAATTGAATCACAATCTAAATTAGTTACAATTAGTTTAGCGGCAGTAGTTTTACCTGTACCTGCAGGACCGTACAACAAGATATGTGGAATATCCTGTTGTTCAATCCATTGGTTTAAACTTGATTTAAATACTTCGTTTCCAATATAATCCTTAGGATCAGTTGGCCTAAAACGTTCTGTAAATAAAGTATGTTCTTTAAGCATATAATTAATATACAAAAAATAATTACATCATCCCCGCCATCGGGTTAGGTTCTTCCTCTTTATCTGTTCTTTTTTCATAAACAACAGATTCAGTAGTAAGAATAGTACCCGCTATTGAGGCAGCATTTTCTAATGCAATTCTAGTTACTTTTTTAGGATCGATAATTCCTAATTCTTTAAAGTCAACCATTTCTAAGTTTTTATAGTCTAAACCTAACCAAAAATTAGGGTCAGCACTACTTAAACCATAGGAAGCAAATCTAACATCATTCACTTCATGACCAGCATTATTTAAAATCTTTAAAAATGGTTCTTGTATAGCTGATTTGACAATTCTTCTACCAATAGCTATATCTTTATTTTCAGAAATTGTATTAATAACATTTGCGGCATATAATAAAGCAGTACCACCACCAATTATAATACCTTCATCTAAAGCAGCTTTAGTAGCAAATAATGCGTCTTCTACTCTATCTTTTTTCTCTCTAATTTCAAGTTCTGAATTACCACCAACATTAATAATTGCTACACCACCAATTAGTTTACCTAATCTTTCTTGTAATTTTTCTTTTTCAAATGCAGAACTAGCATTATCAAGTTGTGTTTTAATTTCTTCAGCCCTTGCAGTAATAGCTTCTTCTCCACCTTTACCATCTATAATGGTAGTAGTTTCTTTTTCTACTGTTACTTTTCGGGCTGTACCTAATAATTCATTAAATTGAATAGGTTGCATTTTATCAAGTTTATGTCCTTTATTTTTAGATAAAACTTGACCACCTGTAACTGTAGCTAAATCTTCTAAAGCCATAGTTCTTCTATCACCAAATTCGGGTGCTTTGACAGCTACTACTTTAACAGTACCTCTCATTTTATTAACAATTAACGTTGCTAATGCTTCACCATCAATATCTTCTGCTACAATTAAAATAGGTTTAGATTCACCACTTGCCTTATTTAATACATTAATTAATTCTGATGCTTGTGTAATTCTACCATCATAAATTAAGACATAAGGATCGTCCAATATAGCAGACATTGAATTATTATCAGTAACAAAATAAGGAGATTTAAAACCTCTATCGAATTGCATACCTTCTACTACTTCAAGTGAAGTTTCACCCGTCTTAGATTCTTCAATAGTAACAATTCCATCTCTACCAACTTTATCTAAAGCAGTAGAAATTAAATTACCTATTTCAACATCATTATTACCTGATATAGTTGCTACTTCTTTAATTTGGGTATCATCTGTAATTTCAGTAGACATTTCTTTTAATCTATTTACTACTGTTGCTACAGCTTCATCTATACCTTTTTTAATATTAACAGGATTAGAACCATCATTAATTTGTCTAATTCCCTCTTCTAAAATAGCAGTAGCTAATACTGTTGAAGTTGTTGTACCATCTCCTACCTCATTAGCACATTTAGTTGAAACTTTTTTAGCTAATTCAGCACCTATAGATTCAGTTTGATCTTCTAATTCTTTAAATGCTTTTGCTACTGTAACTCCATCTTTAGTTACTTTAATCTCACCAGTATCTTCTTTAATTAATACTGTTCTACCTGCAGGTCCTAACGTTGACGCTACACTATTATTAAGCTTTTGAACTCCCTCTAAAAGCTTATTTTTTAAATCTGTTCCGAAACTTGTTTCTGTCATTATTCTATAATTGATAAAACTGAATTTTGTGCTGTAATATAATATTCTTCTCCTTCAATGGTAATTGCTTGTGCACCCATTTTTGGAATTAAAACTTTCATACCAACTTTTAACATTGAAGGTACATACTCTCCTTTATTAAAGTTATAGACTTCTGAAATAGCGATAATTTCTCCCATTTCAGGTCTTTCTTTACCCATATCAGGAATAATAATATTTCCTGCCATTTGCTCCTCCTCCTCTATAGGTCGAAGGATAACGTTTCCATTAACTGGTTTTAATTTGCTCATTATTTTAAAATTGCTTCTTTAAGTTTTAAATGTGTTTCTTTGAATTCTTTAGCGAATTCGGTTAAACTATAAACTCTATCTTCTAACATTTGTTTACTAGCTATTGCTAAAATTGATTGTTCTAATGTTGAATAAAAACCTATAGTTTTGTTTTTAGTAATATCAAATACATTGTAACTGTATTCATCAATTACTATTTTAAAATCCCCTAATAATGGGTCTTCTATAAATGTATTTTTACCTGATCCAACAGGTCTACCTTTAAAATTTGGATTTGCCATACGTGTGTTTTATAACTGATTATTGCCGTAAATATACGAAAAATTTAATTAAAAACCAAGCTCTAGGGCGAACTTATTTAATTAATTTTCAGAGTTTTTAATTCTGAACCCTTTGAGAATGGGATTTGGATTGATAATAACCCATCGTTAAAATTGGCAGATGCCTTGGATAAATTGAATTTACTATCAATTTTCCATCCTAAATTAAAAGATCTTTTAGCAATACCCCTATGGATAAAGTCTCTTTCTTCTAATTCTTCTTTTGGTTTATTGTAATTAACCTTTAAGATGTTATCTTGAATTAATAATTCAATTTCATCTTTACTAATTCCCGTACAAGCGATATCAAAAGATAACCCCTTATCTGAAGTGTAAATATCTACTGGATGTGGAACTTTGGTTTCTGCAAGCGGAGAATATGTGCTTGCGTCTTGAAAAAAATTTCTAACTAAAATGTCGAACGGATGACGTTCGTAAAATAATGTACTCATATCATTAAAATTTGTGGTGGCTTTAGCTCACCGGTTAAACATAAAACTATAACTGCTCGCCCTAGAGTCTCAGTCATTTATTATAAATATAATATTTTTTTATTTCTTATCCAACTTTATACCTAAAAAATCATAATTAAATATACATCTATGAGATTTAAAAGGTCTTGTACTACAATGGTTAATTGAACCATTAAAAAATACCCCTCTACCTTTTTTGGGAGTAACTCTTTTTATCTCAGTTTTTTTATCATCTTTAAAAAATACTGTATCACCATCACTATCATTTACATAATACAAAAATACTTGGTGAGGAAGGTCTACATCTACGTGAATATCATCTAACCCTGGATTAGGAGAAGGCATATGTAAAAAAACTCTACTTTGAAGTACATTTTCTACAATAATTCCTTCTAGTGAAGAAGCACTATATAAAGTATTTAAAAATAAATATTCAAATTCATGGCGTCTTCCTTTACAAGGAGTTTGGGGAAATATTGAAGAAAGTGAAACTGACATCCCCGGGGAGCTACTGGTTTTTGCAATGGTTGGATTAAAGGTATAAGTTAAAAAAGGGGGTAAATGAAAAGGATCTTCTGATACTTTACGACTTTTATGGGGGACACAAATATCTTCTAAATATTTAGCAATTGTAGGAGGAACACAATTATCTACAACTTTAATATGTTTATATTTCTCTTCCGAGTTTATCATTGTTGTCTTACTACAAAATATTCTACTAGACTTTCATCTGTATTAAAAGAGATTTTTAACAATCCTTTATTACTTACAGATGCTATACCTTCACTACCTTTATTAGCTGATAGTATTTCTCTAATTACAATCGCAGAAAATGGAAGCAGATTACTTGCTGTTTCAAATTTAGCAGGTTCAGTAAATTTAATTTTATTAGCGTGCCTTACTCTTTCTCCTATTATTATTTCAACAACATTTTCATTTTGAGGAGTAATAGAGGTATTTAAAGTAAATTCGTTTGTTTTTTCTAATGCGTTATGTGCTTTTAAAAAATTATTTATAAATTCATCATTTAATTTAAAAGTAAAATCATATTCTATTTCCTGTACATTAGGTACCTTTTCGATAATTTTAGGATCACTTAAATTATAATCTAAATCATATTTTTTATCTTGGATTCTTAATTTAGTTGGTAAACCTGTCTCTTTAGTATCTAATTCTAATTGTAATTCTTCATCTGTTATATTTAATAAACGTAATAAAGCATCAGTATTATTAATACCAATTTCACATTCATCTAAATCTATATTAAAAAATAATTTTCCTACAGTATCTTTTGTTTCTGTAGTAAATTCAATAACTGCTTGATTATTTTGAATATTCCAAATAACTCCTTTAGATAAACCACCTAAATAATATTTTTGTATGTTACTTACTATGTGACTTTTTTTCATACTACTCCTGCGTTTGTTTGTATAATGGAAGATAATATATTTCTTGTGTCTTTCCAAGTTTTAACATGGAAAAATTCATTTCCCTTTAATTTATTATGTATTGTAGCTAATTTCATAGAATAATCATTTCCTCCTGGTTCTAACCTGTCTCCAAAAAACACAAATTTATCATCTTTTAATTCATCTACAATTTGTCCTTTATCTTTACCTCTTGGATAAATGTCAATACTAATTTCACCACCTACTACAGCATCTAAACCAAGATACCTTTCTTTTAACTCTTTAGAAAATTCAATTCTTTCTTTATGCTCATTATCCCATTTAAAGTATTCTTCTCTTTGCTCTTGAGTACAATCTCTTCCTACAATAGAGAAATTAACCATACCTGGTCTTTCTTCTATATGATTTCCGTATCTATGTGGATATTTAGATTGTTCTAAAAATTTCTCTAAACACCATCTAGTTGCTATAGGTAACTCCCAATCACTAGTTCTAATTAAAGAACCATTTTGAAAAAGTTGATTACCAGAACATTGATAGGCTTTCTCTACACTTGTCCATATATCAACACCTATTTGTTCTATAGTTTTAGTATGGTCACTTCCTGAGATTAACCATACTCTATTATCTTTACAAAATGTTTTAAACCAGCTTTGAAAGCTTGGATCCATTTTATTTCTACTGGGAGTTAATGTCCCATCTATATCAAAAATATAAATCATATTAAAAAATCAAAATTTATTACAGCTCTTTCTTTTTTTGAAGGTTCACTACTACAATGAGGAATGCTACCATCAAAAAATACTATTCTTCCTTTTTTAGGGGTTACCCTTTTTATTTCAGTTTTTTTATCTTCCTCATATAAAATAGTATCCCCATCACTATCATTTGCATAATATAAACATACTAAATGATTTATATCTTCTATGTCTATATGAACTTTAAAAGGCTTTGGATTAGGAGAAGGCATTGTTAACCAAACTCTTCCTTGAAGTATATGTTTAGGAACTAAATTTTGTGAATGACAAAAATGATGTAAAAGTTGATTAAAAAATTTACTTTGTGTAGATATAGATTTATCTTTAAAAGTAAAAGTATGATTAAAACATGGGTTGTGTGTTTTTGGATACCCACCAGTAGCATTATTAAAAAAAATAAAATTTAATTTTCCTGAGTTGATGATAAAATCTTCTATTGTATTAACTAGTCCTATATTAATTAAATCATCATAAACTTTTATAAATTTTTTCATTATATAAAAAATTGGTTTACATAAGGGTTTGTATTTAAGCTCCAACCTAAATCATCATAAAATCCTTCTAATTTATTTAATAATATAGTATCAAAAACTTTTTCTTTATCTGAGAATTTATCTAAAAAATCTCTAATTTTATCGGGCATATCAAAATCAAGATATGCTAATGCTTCAATATTATATGGATTTTTCTTTAAATAAATCCATTTAACTTTATCACCTTGGACAATTGGTGAATGTTTATTATCTAATTTCCAATATCTAAGTAAATCATTATATTTAATTGTTGCTCTTACAGCAGCAGGTGCTCCTTTTTTTATAACGGTAAATGCCTCACCCCCAACTGGTTTACGTTCAGTATATTTGTTTAATGTTTTTACACCTGTGGGATTACCTAGTTGTTCAATTGGTATTTCAGTTAATATTCTTTTTTTAAAATTTAAAATACGAGTATCAATTTCATCTTGTTCAGTACCTTTTAACACATCTTCTAATATATTTTTAAAAAATATACCAAATAATTTTGGGAAGTTTGATTTTTTATATTCTAAACCTTTAACATCTAATGTTTCTTTAGTAATACCTTCTTGCTTTGTAATCCATTGAGCATAACGTCTATTAGCTCTAAAATAAGCTGAACGAATAACACATTCGGTTTTCATTTCTAATCTATGTTTATCAACATTAAAACATTCTTTAGCTAATAAATTATAGTGATCGGTAATAATGTCTTGGTATTTTAAAGCAATTTGTTCTAATTTTAAGTCTTTATCTTCATCAGTTAATTCTTCAAAATTAGGATATAAATGTTTAAGTAGAGGCTCGGCATTAAAATAATTTGAATCAGTATCTACATAAGCACATAGATTCTCATCATTTTCCTTACAAATATACCAAGGTGTATTTTCTAAATGTTTCATACTAAGTTAATTTTTCCATTAAAATTAAAGTTTAATATAAATCGTGGGGTTTTAGTAGGATAAGAACCTGTATGGAGTTGGAGACCATTAAAAAAAATTATCCTCCCTTTTTTAGGAGATACCCTTTTTATTTCATTATTATCATCATCAAAAAATATAGTATCTCCTTCACTATCATTTATATAATATAAACATACCCAATGTGGAAATTTTCTATCTGTATGGATATGTAAGGGAGGTGTTGAAGGAAAAGGAAAAGTCAGAAAAAGTCTTGCTGCTATTATTTCATATATAGTAATATTTTTTTTAAAACTAAAATAATATAATATTTGAGATAAAAGAGGAAAATATTTAGAATGGCTACCATCCTCTCTATAAAATGGATGAGACATTCCTGGGAGGTGTTTAGATTTATCTAAATCCGTAATATTAGGATGAAAATTAAAATCTATTTTACCAGAATTAATACAAATATTTTCAACATCATCAGTTAAAAACTTGGGAATTAAATCATCATATATTTCTATAAAATTTTCCATTTTTTTAAAAACTCCTTCCTCCAGGGATTGTAACTACTCCTCCATCTTTAGTTCCATCTGATCTAAGTTGGAGATTTTCTCTAATTTTAACTACAAATTCTTTACCATCCATTTTAAAATTACCTCCTTGTTGAAGCATTTTTCTAAAAAATACTTCTTTTTTTTCAGTCCATGTTTCGCTCAATGTAATAAGCTCTTCTTTAGAAGCCTTAACTCCATCGATTAGAACGTGAACACCTTGTCTTATTGATTGTTTTTTTAATGCCATATTAATTTATTTGTTGATTTCAAATTGTGGTTTATCTTCCATTGGAAAAAAATTATAATTGATTATAGCTCTATTAGCTAAAGTAGGAGTTGAAGAAGCATGATAAATCCCCCCATCAAAAATAATACACCTTCCTTTTTTAGGTGTTACTCTATATATTTCTTCTTTTTTACCTTTACCATAAAGTACTGTATCTCCATCTGTGTCATTTATATAATACAAACATACTAAATGAGGAAAAGGTAAATCAGTATGGGGATAAGTAGTTATATTTTTATTACCTTTTGCAATCAGCATAAAAACTCTTACATTATACAATTCCCAAATAGTTATATTTAATTTTTCTGTAATTGAATATAAGGGAGATAAAAATAACCCAGCATGTTGGTGTTTGTTATTTTTTCCATAAATAGTTTCTCCAAATCCTTCTTCAAATGGATTTTTTTTTGAATTTTTAAGTCCTGTTATATTATTCCTATAATGTAAAGGTAGATGATAGTTTTTATACTGACAAAATACAGTATTTAATAATTTATCTTGTAAATCTAAAGGGACTAAATCATCATGAATTGAATAAGGTAAATATTTTTTTATCATTCTCTATTATAATCATCTTCTATTCTTACTATATCATCTTCACCAAAATAAGTTCCAGTTTGGACTTCTATAAATTGTACTAATTCATCTGTTTCATTCCAAGCTCTATGCCTAGCTCCTAGAGGTATTCTAATAGATTCTCCAGGTGATCTAAATACTTTATCATCATCTAAAATAATGGTTAAATTTCCTTTAATAACAGTCCATTGTTCCTGTCTTTTATGATGATATTGGTATGATAATTTTTGACCAGGTGCAACTGTGATTCGTTTTACTTTACATTCGTCCGAATCTAATAAAACTTCATACATTCCCCAAGGTCTACTTTCTGCTTCGTATTTCATAACTCTAATTTTATTTCGTTTCTTAAAACTTTATTCATATGTGTATTAGCTACTAATGCTGATTCTTGTATGATTCTCCATCCTGATAATGTAATAGCTTCACTTAAAATAGATTTTGGTAAACCATATCTAAATGATGGTAAAGCAGTAGCTCCATATAAAGAATTCAGTAAAATTTTCATTGTATACTGTAATAAATAGTTTTTAGCACCGCCCTCGCTATCATCATTTTTATAACATTCTTTCATCCTATTTTTATAAATAACTCTTTCATCAAACCATTTATTTAAAACAGTAGATAATACTGATTGTTTATCTGTTCTAAAAAAGGTTCCATTTGCTGCTATTGTAAAGTTGTTTTTTTCTATAACACCAATAACTTTACCTACAGTTGTATTTTGGATATTTTCATTAGGGTCCATTACTCTAATTTCATCATCAGGGTCCATTTCTTTTAAATCACTTAAACCTAAGTAATTATTTCTATCAGGTTTGCCTCCATAAGGACCAAAATCTTCTAATTTTTTAGGTAATGTGTCTGTAATAATTTTTCCTATAATAGTTTCTCTACCTATATTTAAAGTCATTATAATAGAGGGGTATAGTGATGTTAAATCTTCATCAAACATGTATTTGTACAAACCTGCTTTAGGACAAAATAGATAACCACCAGCATAATTTAATTTACTTTCTCCTCTAGGACGACCCGGAGGAATTATTCCTTCAGATAATAGGTAAGCTGAGATAGCACCATCGTGGATTTTAGATGAAGCATATACTTCACTGTATTTTACTTTACCTTTATGGGCTAAATTTTTTGTTAAAGCTATATATTGTAATTTTTTATCTAATTCAACTAATATTTCAACATCAACAAAGTTATATTGAATAAATTTATGTATATCCTCTTCAAATAATCTATCTAAAGAACCATCATATTCAATTTTATTTATACCAGCATATTTTTCTCCAATAGAATCTAATTTCCAACTTGGTTCATCTTCCCAACTATATTTTTTATGTAATCTCATATAATCAAGAGATTCAACTCCTGCTATATCTACAAATTGGTCTTTTTTATACCAATATTGGTTATTTTTTTTATATTTAACTATTCCAATAGGAGATAATCTTTTAGCATCATTTTCACCTAATACATTACACATTCTATAATACAAATAAGGAATATCAAAATAATCACTATTATATCCAATTAATATATCTGGTTGTATTTCTTCCATTTTATTTAAAAATGTATCTAATAAATCAGCCTCATGTTTTAAAGGTATAATTTCTTTATTTCTAGTTTTAGTATGTTTTAATTGTCCTTTTTTATCTAAAATAACAATTGACCACCAATCTGCTTGTTTATCATACCAAGCAATTGAAGTAATTGGTTTAGGGGCATTAGAAATATATTCTTCAGTTAAGGCCCCACCCATTTCACATTCAATATCAAAAAAGACCTCCTTATGTGAAGTAGAAGGTTCATCGTCAATACCATATTTTTCTATTAGGAATTTTTGGTGAGCTGAAATGTCACTAAAGTGGAGTTTTGGAGTTTTTCTATCCCAAGAATGGGTTTTGCGAAGTGGTTCTCCTTTTAAACCTATAAATTCAGCATCATCTGATGAGCATTCTTTATAAGCATAATTATTCCATTCAATCTTTTCGTAACCCTTGTCCGTCCAAAGATGTATTAAATGTTTATTCTCTCCTCTACCTTGTTCGTATATTTTTTTGTACAAAACCTATTTTATGTAAATGTATTATCTAAAAGGAGATCCTCCTACCCACCATACTAAAGATTTTCTTAACCCATGAGTTATAGGGGTTACTCTATGTAACATGAAAGTAGGAAAAACTACTACTTGACCCTTTTTTTTGGGAATTTTATAGGGTTCAATTGAAGTTAAAACTTCTAAATCCCCACCTTCATATTCGTCAGGAGAAGAAAGTTGTACTACTATAGAAAGTTTTCTTTTAGTACTTGGTAAAACATCTACATGCCAACCATAATGTCCCTTTTCTCCCCCATTATACTCAGTATATTGGATATCATCAATAGCAGATGTTATATCATCATTTGAAAATTGAATTAAAAATCTTGAAGTATGGGGGTAAGGATTTGTAGGACCAAAAGCTGTAGTAGTTGCTTCAACAATAGGATCTAATCCCGTATTCATCTGTGGAAACAG